TAGAAACCAGGTTGATAGACAAGACGACGTTCGCGCCTAAGCCGATCGTTCTTTCCGTCTACTGCCCCGACACAGGGGGACACTTCCTCACCAAGGAGATTGCTGAGACAATCGAGATGATGCTCAGAGAAGGGCATACGATGGTGTGGCACAATGCTAAATTTGATATGACTGTATTATACAAACACTTTGCTGGCTTGCGTCCGCTGATTTTTGAGGCATACAAGAGAGGAAGCATCAGGTGTACCAAGATTCGAGAAGCCTTGTTACATCTCTCGGTGGTGGGTCATTTGAACAACCCTAAATCGTTAGCTGCTTGTGTAATGCGTTATTTCCAAGAAGATATCAGTGACGCTAAGACCGATCCTAACGCTTGGCGATTGCGTTACTCTGAGTTAGAGGACGTCGAGATTGTAGATTGGCCGCAAGCTGCTATCGATTACGCCCTGGACGACACTAAGTGGGGATGGAAAGTGTACGCTCGACAAGCGGAGCTAGCCAACCCAGAAGGTGAGTGTTCCATGGGCACCGAGAACCTACAGACATTCTTTGATTTCGTCGGTGGATTGATGACTGAGAAAGGATTCTTGATAGACACACAGTTGGTGTTAGACACACAGGCTGAGCTTGAGGAGAAGGGGAAAGAGCCTCTCGCTGCGCTAGTCGACGCTGGGTTTGCTACTGTGGCAGCGAAGGGGAAGAAGGCAGGGAAGGTTTCTATCGGGGAGAAGAAGCTTAGGGCTTATATCCTTGAGTTATATCCTGAGTCTGTGCAGTATTCAGAACCTAGTAAATCCTTCCCTAATGGACAGGTTAGCCTAGCTGCTGATGCTATTGCGGATTACCCTAAAGACCCGGTTATTGATGCTCTTAAGGAATACCAGGGGTATAGGAAGATGCTCAGTACTTACCTGCCGAATCTGCTCAGGGATAAGACTATTCATCCTCAGTTCAATGTACTGGTAACCTCTGGTCGCACCAGTAGTCACGGGGTGAAACCTAAAGACAGGGGTGAGAGGTTACCTAGTGAAAACGTGCAGAACCTGCCTAGAGGTGGTAATATCAGAGAAGCTCATATTGCTAGGCCTGGGAAAGTGTTGGTCGGTATCGACTATGGGCACTTGGAGTTAGATTGCTTGGCACAAGTAACGTTCGAGATGTTTGGATTCTCTAGGATGATGGACGCTATCAATGCGGGTAAAGATCCTCATTGTGTTATGGGTGCCCAGCTGATGAGTCTGAAGAAACACGAGGATATCAGCTACGATGAGTTCATGGCAGCTATGAAGGGTGGAGACAAAGATGCTAAATTCTTTCGTCAAATGGCCAAGGCTGCTAACTTCGGGTTTCCTGGAGGACTTGGGCCGGCTAGAATGACCGATTATGCTAAGAAGACTTATGGCATTGAGGATATGACGGAAGACGCTGCACGAGAATTGAGGAAAGTCTTCCTGGATACATACCCTGAAGTTGCTAAACTCTTTCGGTGGTATGCGTATCAGGAAGGTGTAGACGGTTGGGGTTACTCCTCAAGTGGTAGATGGCGTGCTCGGTGTGGTTATTGCGATGGACTGAATGGACTCGGCTTGCAATCACGTTCAGCAGATGGTGCAAAAGGTGCTGGTTTATTATTGGCTGAAGCGTGTGAAGTAGGTGAACTAAGCGACTGTGACTTACTAGCTTTCATTCACGATGAATATATTATAGAAATGCCGAATGATGATAAACTACACGAACGAATTGACCTAGCATGTACATTAATGTTAAAGGGTATGCAAGAAGTACTACCGGATGTAAGGATCACGGTTGAAGCTGATGCCATGGAAAGATGGGTGAAGGCTGGACCTTTTGTGTATTCTACTAGTAAGTCAATCGAACCTAAGGGGGTGACAGCGTGATAATCACCGCATTTGATCCAGGTTATGTCAAGGCCGGGATAGCACAAATCGAAGTTTTTGAGGATGGAATCTTTGTAGAACACGCTGGTTTCATCTTGCCCGCTTGGCAGGCTCCAGGAAAGAGCTTGCAAAAGGTGGATGCAATGATCGCCGGGTTAGAAAAATACAAAAAAGACTTTCCTCAATTCTTTGTTTGTGATATGCTAGTCGTAGAGGCACAAGAGAGCTACCCTAGGCGTGCTGGTAGATCCGGCGCTAACGCTAACGTACTCATAAGGATGGGTAAAGTAGCCGGGGCGTTCTACACCATGGTAGATGCAAAGGAAAAGTGCTTCGTGCTTCCTAAGACGTGGAACGAGTCCCGTAGTAAGGAGCAGAACCACCCTAGAATTTTTGCTGGGATCGAAAACAAAGATCCTGCCACCTGGCCGTGGGTGCACAAAGTAACGGCGAGTAACTACGAGCATGCCATCGATGCAGTTGGTATGGCTCTTTGGATGTACAACCAAAAGAAGGAAAAATAAGATGGAAGAAGTATTGAATCTCTTAGCTGAGAACATGTTGTTGTTAGTTGGTTTCGCGATGGGTGCCTTGTTGGTATTTGTCAGGAAGCAGGCTGCTAAATCTGAAAACAAGATTGATGATCAAGTCGTTGAGTTTGCAGAGAAGAACAAGGAATCGATCAACCAAAAGATCGCAGCTGTACTAAAGAAGCTAATCAAACGTTAACAATAGTCCCCCCTCTTCGGAGGGGGTTTCTCGGGGGATGGTATGAAGAATATTCTAATGTTATCTGGAAAGGCGGGGTCTGGTAAAGACACCTTTGCAGGTATGCTACAAGGTGATTGGCAAAGAGTGGCCTTTGGTGATTTTATAAAGGAAGAAGCCAGTAAATTCGTTGGACTGCCTTTGCGGTATTTCCATGATGTTGAGTTAAAGGACTCTGTCATATGGATTGGGTGGAAGTATCAAACACCTAGAGACGTATTGCTTTTCATGCATGATTTTTATAGTAAGATGGATCCCAAACGCTGGGTCCGTAAAGTTGTTGAGACTATACAAGCTTCACAAGGAGAGTATTTTGTAATAACAGACTGGAGATTCCCAAATGAAATGGAAGCTATCAAGGAGGCTTTTTCGAACGATTGTGACGAAGGGGCGAAAGTTACTACGGTGCGTGTTGTGGGGAACAGTACTCTGCGGTCATCCCACGAATCCGAGTGTGCGCTTGATAGCCATAATTTTGACCACCTTATTATTAACAGAGGAACTCTACAGTTTCTTTCAAACAAAGCGGAAGCGATGAGTGTAATGCTTGGACAGAGTGTTGCAATTGGTTCTTTGTATACTAAGTTACTGCCTAGGATCAAAGGCGTGTGTAGTAGGAAATGGTTCTACCAGGTTGATATCGATGACCAGGCACAGGAGTTGTTCTACTACGCCCTCAAACAAATGAGACGTAAATATGATTTTAGTTGTACGCCTTGGACGTTCATGTACTCAGTCATCGGATTTGAGATTCAGAATCGTGTTAGGAAGGCTCAGACGTATAGCAAACATGTGGTATTAGGTTCTGGGTTGGAAGATCTGAAAGCTTTGGAGGATGTGGAAAGTGCTCCTCTCCTGCGAAAAAGACTCCTCGACGCTGTGGCTACGCTGTCGGAATTTGATCAGAAGTTGTTTACTCTACGGCATGATGGATGGAAGCATAAGGAATTAGCCGCCGAGCTAGACATCAACGAAAATTACTCTCGACAACGCTTGTATTTTATCCACAGGAAACTTAGGGTGTTACTCCATGATCTATACTCAGATATCGTCAAGTAAATTAAACAAGGCCGAAAGAACGTCATGGGTAGACTTCGACTTAGAGGCTACCCATTTTAGTACGAAGAATATTGCGGCTTTTCTAAAGATCTTCTCTAGTTTCTGTTTCATCGGTTATAGCCCTTGAAGTATTTCGGCTTCCATTGCTTTACGCTGAGCTTCCAAGTCCCTGAGAACTTGTCGCTTGTCTCTCTGAGGAATCGACTCGGGGTTAATTTTTCCTGTTGTCTGAAGCTGGTTTATCTCCCTAAACTTTTGAGCATGGGAGAGAGTGTTGTTGTTCATTACTCGGCCTGCATGAGCTTTGCGATCGGCTTCATCGTTGATGATGTTGTCTTCGTCGAGAGATTGGTACAGCTGACGTGCTATGACCGCTCCTTGTTGTTCGGCCTTGCGTAAGGCTCCTCCAAGGGCTGCACCACCTCTTACTACTCCTTCGCTTACTCCTCCTACTACTCGGCCAGCACCACCCGTAATGGCAGAGACTACACCTTCTTGTCGTGTGAGGTTTGCGATTTGCTCGGATAGTGGGCTTGCTAGGGCTGCACCTTCCTCGAATTCGGCAATCGCTGCTGCGTCTGCTAAAGTGTCTCTTACTACTACTGTGTCTCCGAAAGCGTCGTTGAGTTCTGCAAAGTCTTTGGTGCCGTGTTTGTCTAAGGTAGCGCGTAACTCTGGAGACTTAAGAGCAGCATCATCGATCTTGTCTTCTAGAGCTTCCTTGATTTGTGTGCGAACACCCATGAGCTGCTTCATCTGTGATTTCTTTACAGCCTTGAGGGTTGAACCCGTCTTAATGAGTCCGTCTAGTTCTTGTTTGAGTCCAAAAAGGTCTGAGGCTTTAAACTGCTGATTCTGTAGGAGATCTTCGACGTTGCCTACCGCTGTGATGAATTCGTCGTTGGTTGAGCCTTTCTTCACTGCTTTAGTGACTTCGCGAAGCTTAGCGATGCCTAGTTGATTGGAACCAAAATCAACGCCTGCTTCATCGGCGGCTTTGGTGATGTTTTCTATTGATTCTCCTAAGAGGTTAGATTCTTTCCTGACAGCCTTGAACATCTCGCGTTTGTCCATGGACTGGAATGCTGCTCGCTCTGTAGGTAAGACCCCTCTGTTTTGTAGACCTTCTACGCCTTTTACTAGGTTCTTATTCGTACGTTGGTCAAAGGCTTTCTTGGTACTAGCTTTGGCGGCATTACGTAGATCAGCGGCTATAGCCTTGGGTTTGATTACGTTGGCTGCAATGTCTTGGGCTTTCTGAGGAAGGACCCTTCTACCCACTGCACCGAGACTCTTGGAAAGTGCTTCTCCTCCTAGTCCTGTGACTGCTCCGATCGCGGTGCCAATGCCCACGTCTCCGGCGAACTCTTTTATTTCTCCTCGTGTTAGGTCTGCTTCTGATTTACCCGCTGCTGCTAGTCCACCTAGGCCTGCACCTACTTTGAGGACTCCGCCTAAACCTTTGGTGGCTAGGCCAGCTCCTCCGGTTGCTACTCCAGATGCTAAAGCGCCTCCGATTTCTCCGGCTGTAAAAGTCTTAGGGAATGCCTCTTGTGCGGCGGCATCTGCTGCGCGAGCCTCTTCTACTTGGCGTTGGTATTCTCCTACGAAGTCGCCGAATTCGAGTTTGCCGGAAGCGAAGTTAGCTACGGTATCGGAAAGGCCTGTTACTGCTGCGCCGATGGCTCCCGAGGCTTCGTCGGCAAATCCGAAAGAAACTCCTTGTGCTAAGCCTCTTACCCCTGCTTCGAGTTGACTTGGTGCGGCGGCTGGTCGGGGTTGGGCTGCGGCCTGTCGTTTCTCTAGTTCTCTGCGGATTAGTTCTTTTTCGATTTGTTCTTTTTCGGAAAGTGCCATTATTCGCCCCCCAGCTCGTTAAATCTTTTCTTTAAATCCTCTTCGCTCATTCCTGCGAATGCTCCTCCTGGATCTTCACTATTCACTGCTTCTCTTACTTTCGTGAGTTCGGCTTGCATATCTGCTTCGGTTACAGCCGACACGTCCATATTTACCCCCAGCTCGTCGGCTAATTCTTGCATCCTCTGCCGAGCGTTCTTTAGTGCGAGCTTGCCAGCCTTGGCCTCCATTGCTCCGGTGGCGATTACTCTTGCGCGAAGTTTTGCATTCTTCTTAGCTGCGCTTTCTCCGGCTAGTGGGAAGTATAGGCTTTCGATCTTATCAAACTCGTGCTCCCCGATGGCTGCGCCTGATTCATCTCGTAACTGAGATAGTCCGAATAATATTACGGAGTGTTCATATAACTGACGTTCAGGAGATTTAAGTTCAGGAGCTATCGAGGTAAATTCTCCTCTCTTTGGTTCGAATCCTTTGGCCTTAAGGTCTGAGAAAATATCCACCGCCTCCTTCATCTTGAGGGCAAACCCTGCTGCTTTGGTTTGGGCTTCTGAGGGAGGCCTACCGTCGCCTTCTGGCTCACCTTCTGCTATCTTCTCTAGTTTTAGGCGTGCTGTGTCTATCGCTATATCTGCCTGTTGGACTCTTTTAAGACCTACCAGGTTTTTTAATTTCTCACCCTTGTCAGTAAGTGCTTGAGTCGCTGCGTCGCGTCCTGCCTTCTGTTGCCTAATGTCGATATCTGAAATCTTCCCTTTCTGGTCGACAAACTCGCCTACGTTACTTAGTTTACCTTGTGCTAGAGCTAGTTGACGATCTTCGAGTGCTCCACGTTCACCTAGCAAACCTTGTTGAGCTTGCTCACGTTGCTGGGAAATAGCTCCTATCGCTTGGCCTGCGGCCTGAAGACCTCTGCCTGTGTTGCCTGTGGCTGCACCGATGACAATAGGTAGTAACATGGCGATTCCCATGGCGATCTTCTCTTTCTTGGAGAAACCTTCACCTGTTTTGATCTTCTCAGCAAGGGCGACTTGACGTGCGTTGTTTGTGTCGAGTTGTCCAGAGAAGATACCTTGAGTCTCTCGGTAGATGCTTTCTACTTCGTCGTCGATTTCTTTGACGTTGACACCTAGAGCTTGAGCCATGTCCGGCTTGGTTTCTTTGATTACTTGTGGGTCTTGAAGGACTCTAACTACCTCAGCGTCTTTTGCTTGTTGTACGACTTGGGCCTCTTCTTGGGCTTCCTGAGCTTCTTCTTGTTGGTGGATCTGCGCAAGTTGATCGGCCTCAGCGCGTTGCTGCTGGGAAAGAGCTTCTGACTCGTCAGCGACTTGTCGCGCCACTTGGGCGTTTTGAGCGAAGCGGTCGGCTTCGTCTACGGATTGTAAGGCTTGGGCTGATTCTTGTTCGCGCTTGGCGGTGTTAGCCTGTCGGTTTTGGGCGAATTGTTGGGCTGCTAAAAGTGCAGCGTCTGCCGTAGTCGCAGCTTCTGAGGGAGGAGGGCTAGAAGCTGCTGGGGGTTGACTTGGCAAACGCTGCGGAGGTGGGGTTGCTTGGCGTTTCGCTCTTTCTTGTTCGATTTGTCTTAATAAGGCCTCGTTTCCAGGACCGATAAGGGGGGATGACATAAACTTGCTCCTCGTTAACTCTTATATGTAGCTGGTGCCTGTATGTGTTGGGGATTAACAAGATTAAATCGAATTAATCCACGGCCTACTAGGTTACACAAAGGCTCTCCTATCCACGATACTAATCTACCTAAGATTGAACCCTTCTCAGATTTGCCTACTCGGTGAGCCATCTCAGTTGCCCAGGCTTTTCCAATCGGTAATGCTAGGAGGGTAAGAGCTTTGGATGTAGGCATTCTCTTCACTAGAGGTGAAGCTAGGAACCAGTAACCGATCTTAGTCTCAAGAGGTACCCGTACAGAGTAGAGGCAGTCGCCTTGATATACTTCATCAGAGAGGTAACCCTGTCGATGAAGTTCAGTACAGATGATCTTACCGGAATCGTGTACTGTTGTCTGCGCAGGTGGTTTGTTGGCTTCGATGAGGGCGATCTTGTTCGCGATGTTGGCTTGTTCGAGCTGGGCTTGGAGTTGAGCTTGAGAGCTGACTTCTTGTGTGGCGGCAGCCCTTTCGAGTGTTCCAGCTTGTGCGCGAGACTCGGTGAGTTGTAATCGTCCGAGCCGTTCTTGCAAAGCGCGTTGGGTGTTGGTTTCTGCTCGGGCGGCTTCCTCTGCGCGAGCCTGGAAGAGTCCTTGTCCTGCTTGTTGCAGCCCCGATGCGCGTTGCTGTGCTATACTACGCTGTAGGCCTTCTTCCGCTGCTTCGGCTTCACTTACTCTTCCTAAACGTGCTTGTGCGAGTTGAGCTTGGAGTTGAGACTCGGCTAAGTTTGCGCCACCGAGTGTTTGAAGCTGTCGTTGGATGTTGACGCCTCCGCGGACTCCTTGTGCTCCTAGGTCGCCACGTAGTTGACGGAGAGAAGTTTGTGTTTGTACGTCTTGGGCGCGTTGGGCTGCTTCTTCGATCTGTTGGAACGCTGGGTCTCGGCCACCCTCTGCGATTGTCTGCTGTCGACGCGCTGCGGCTGCTTCGAGTCCGGCTGCGCCACTGGTAGCTTGTTGTCCTTGAAGGGCTAAGATATTAGCGACTTCTGGAGCACGTCCTTGCTCTACTCGGCCCAATGAGCCTTCTCCAAAGACTTGTTGTGCTTGCTGCTGGGCTGCTGCTCGGTCAAGCTCTTGTTGCTGGCGAATATCCATGAAACGTTTTTGTGCCGAAGCTCTTAATTCCTCTTCCGTAGGGAATTGGATTTCAGGGATTTCAGGGGAAGTCATGCTGTACCTCTAGGTGAAATAAATAACTTTTACTGTGGCTGCCGAAGCGCCCGCATTTTTTAGGTAGACAAAGTCGCTAGTCCATTCCGTATCACCATCCACAATTGATGGGCTACCAGAATGTTTAATAACCAGTCTACCGCTTGGAGGATTTGGTAATTCGTTGCGGATCTCGACCTCTGTACCTGCTTCAATAGTGCCTTCATAACTAAATGACTCGAAATTCTCGGTTAGTGTTATCCTATGCAAACCATCTATCAGCTCTCTGAAGTCAGCCCTAAGTGAAGATTGTAAGTAATCTTCTACTTGGCCACCGGTAAATGGTTTTATTGCTCTGAACTCCACTTTCGCCCTCTCTGGTTACTCTTTTATGTATCTACTGTTTAATTGTGTTACCTTGTGGAGCTGCATATTCTAGCTCGAAGCCAGAAAAAATTACGTTGGTGTCATACTCTGTGTTTTCAAAAAGTAGGCGCAGGGAACGAGCTTGTCCTTTGCGAAGTTTCGTCTTATAAGTCGGTTGCTGTGCACCACCCCAAGTGAATGTGTCCCAAGGTCTAGAGTCCCAAGTAGAGCCTCTATCTGGGAATGTGAAAGAGAATATACTGTGTGGTGTGTGTTCTTTGTAGTCAATCTCTGTTGAAGCGTCTACGGTAAAATCGGATAGGGGGATTGGGTTGTCGAGGTCTGTGTATGACTGGAGCTTCACACGTAAGAATTTCTTCGCTATCGATGGGTTACCTACTGATTCCCAACCACTGCCGTACTTAAATTCGATTGGGTCTAACTGGTCTCCGTAGTCGTGGAGTTCACCGTCATTGTGTTGTTTCCACACTCTGTATGTTACTGCTGAATCTGCTGTGCGTAATTCTCGTGAGGCAAACCAGAGTTTTTTGTTGGAATAGGTCGCTCCAGTGGAGAAGTGAATATTCTTCCACTCTGTCCAGTTATCTTGTGCGTAATCGTAGACCACACAGAGGGAGTATTCATCGGAGTATAGGTTACCTGAGTCCGTAGACTCTGAGGGAATGTAAAGAATATACTGCTTGTCCTGTTCGTGGTGGACTGCTAGCGCTCGGCTGAATTGTAATTCCTCTGTGCTTGGTCGTCTAGAGGTTAAGGTTTTGATGATCTGATTAGAGATGAGTTTAGGGAGTGCCGCACCTGCCATGGCGTACACACCGCGGTTACCGAGGAAGAACAGAACACCGTTGATGTCTGCTATTGATGTGTGTGAAGTACAACCTACTCCGCCAGTGCTAAGGGCGGTGACGTTGATTCTGGAGCGAGAGAAGTCACCTGTCATCAAGAAGATACTGGATTCTCTGAAGATAACAAGAGTCTCGTTAGATTGAGTCAGGGCAGTAATCGATCCACCGTCGTTGTTCTCTGCTAAGAAGAAGTTTAGTACTGGGAAGTTAGTAGGTTCGTCAGGCTCGGAGTAGTACACAGCGTTAGGGTCAGTCTTCTTATTACCTAAGACAAGGGAGTTGTTGAAGTTCGTGACATATTTTGTTTGAGGTGGCTCCGCTGGATCTCTGATTGGATTTAAGAAACGTGCGCCTACGGAAGCGTCTGCCGTGTTATCTGTGTACGATTGTGTAGCGTTGAAGGGGTCGTTGTTGAGCGTCTCGATCAGGAAGTAAGTTGAACCACTTGTCTTTGTGCGGAATACGTCAAGAAAGATACCAGTGGAGATTATTAGGTTGTCTGTTAAGTCGATGTCAACAGAGGATTCAACTACAATTGTGGTGGCTGTGACTGATGATACAACGTACTCAGCGTAAGCGTTTGTCGCTACGTCACTGTTAAATACTCGAATCTTGTCACCAGCAACTACTGTGTGTGCTCCACCTGCTCCGTCGTCTACAGTTAACGTAACCAAGCCTGATACTGGAGAATTGGACTGGATACCGTCTGAATAAGCGCCGCGAGCATCGAAACCGTTGCCATCCTGTATGTTGGTTACTGTGACTACGGCTTTCTCACTGGAAAGAGTGAGTGATGTGCTTGCTGAACTGATCGCGCCACGATGGACTTGGCCATTGCGATCTCTGAACCATGGCTGAACCTTGTGAAGGTAATCGCCTGTAAGAACGCCAGAAGCGGCTGAGGTTGTGGTGGGTTGTGTTCCTGCTTCCATGCCGGCTCTGAAAAGAGCTTGCCCGTCGTACTGTTGAAGTGGGTCTAACCCAGTTGTGAAATATACAGATCTGTTGAATATTGAATGGTCAAGGTGGCTAGCGGCTGAGTCTGTTTGGAAGGCTGCGAAACCGTTGGTAAGTCCTGCACCTGAGTCTTTTGCAACTTCTTCAGTGTAATAGTACGTCAGCTCTACAGATTCTCCGTCTGCAAGTGTTGTCCCATTTAGTAATTCAAGGAAGGGGGAAGGTGTGGTTGTTTCTACTGTGGCAGAGGCTGTAAGCGATGGATTAGAGTTTAAGCCTGATACTAGGGCAGCAATTGTAAGACCTTCGTTCTCGATTTCATCACCAAGGTAGAAAGCTACCGTTTCAGCTGGGTAAAGTTCATTACCGTTGTTGTCTATCAGCTGGGCTACGTCTAAGCCTAAGATGAATCCTCTACCTGCTGGGTCTCCCCATGGGAAAGCACCCCAAGGAGCTGAACCCCATCCCGATGTCCCGGTACCGGAAGAGGAGTCGCCAGAAACTGAGATGGTTACGTCTTGTCCGTTGGCATTAGAGTTGGTTATTGTTAGAGTCGCGGTTTTTAGGCGGTGGATTGTATCGGAAAGAACGAGAATTTCATTGGTTGTGGTGCCGTCCTCTGGATCAATTCTGTCAAACCCTAGTACACCGTAGCCTCCGGCTTCGTCTGCAAAGATCTTGTATCCTCTGCGTTTGGACAGAGCACCGTCATCTAGAATCTTGACGTTCTCCGCAGCGGTGGCGAATCCGGCATCGCGTGTGATGTCATCAACGATCTCATTAAGACCTTTGAAGGATGAGTAAAATTTGCGTATGCCGTGAGTTACTGCCATTAGATCATCCACTCCTCGCTAAGTTCTAACTCGATCTGATCTTCGTCTATCTCTCTAAAGGCGTTAATTATCTCTTGAAGCATCAGCCCTAACTCGCGCTCTTGGTCTTTAGAATCAACCATCGAATCAGCTTTAAGAACTTTCCATGCTGCATAGGCTATAAGGTATCGCTCACATGTATCTGGTAATTCTGAATGTGTTGTTGAATTTTCGCCGCCTACGATGTAATCACCTGCTGAAATGGTTTCTAAAGCACCTAGTTCGTGACCGCTTTCGGGTGTAATGTACCCAGTCGTTGGGTCATAAGTACTAACCGGGATACCTACGGCCTTAGCTACTCCGTTCTTGTCAACCACTGTGAGTTCGTCAAACTGCTCAATGTAATGCTCTGCCAGTGTAGGGAGTGTGGAATCTTGGGCTTTGGTAGGAGATGCGTTGAGGTCTATACGTGTGAGTTCGCTGCCACTTGTTTGAGTTGCACTGACTTGACCGATACGAAAACCTAGGCTCGGTAACTTGTGTTGGTAAGTGATTCTTAGTCCGTCTGTCCAGCTACGGGATGGGATTGGTTGAATTGCTATCTGTTTCGCTATACGTATGTAGGCGTAAGGGATATCGCTTTCTACGTCCGGTAGTCGTGATTTGATGTGCTTCTGTCTAAGGTTTGTATAGTCTGATGCCTTCTCGGAGAACTTTGTTTCAATGCTCACGATGCGTCCATCTAGGTATAAGTCTGAAGGAAGATCGTAAAGCTCTTGTTTGGCCACCAAATCGATGGTGGTTGTCTCAATAAATACTTTTGGGTGGGTAGCTGAGATTTGTGATTGGATGTTTGCTTGTGCGTCGTTGAGGTATTCGGCAATCTCCTGAGTTGTAATACCTAGAGGGTTGTCAGGATCGTTGTCGAACTCTTCGTTGTCCGTAAGTCTACGAACCTGAGATATTAACCGCTCTAGTCTTCTCATTATCTAATCCTCAAGTTACTCTGGAAAGTGCCGATGATCCTGTCTAAGGCTTCAACACGTTGTCGGGCTGCTGCTTCTTGGGTTTTTAACTCGACTTCACCAGCGCGTTGACTGCGAGCTGCGGCTTGTTCTTTTTGGCGTTCTGCGATTTCACGGGCTTGCATCTGCTGGCGAACTTTAGAATCGTCGATATGGGTCTGACCACCGCCACCTCCGAATAAACCGCCTACTGCGCTAATTACAGGTGCGGCTGCTGCTAGGGCTTGAAAGAACATGGGGGCTACTTTTTTCATCTTACGTGTCCGTTACAATGGTTTTTACTGTTCCATCACCGAAAATAACCTTAAGATCACCATCGGCGGTATCTGTATAAATCTTTGCTTTTCCTACGGTTGCGCCTGGGGCTGTGCCATCGTCGTCGATGATGAGGTGAGGCATAACACCTGCGGTCCCTAGTTCTACTAAGTCAGAAGCGTTGACTTTGATCATATCTATGCGAGCAGTACCAGCGTTATCAAGTGCATCGAGGAATTCGTTGTTTTGGATGTTCAGTTTAGCAGGACGAATTGTTAAGTCTGCGATTCCTGTATTCTGAATCTGGGTACCTGATCCGTTAGCACTATGGTCGTGGCTGGAGATCTTAGCCCATAGGACATCGAAGAGGGCTGAGAAATTTGCTCGGCCTTTGGCTGGATATGTGAAGTTGAGTCCTCCACTGGTTGTCTTGGTGTCACCTGCCATTAGTTAGCCTCCGGCTTGGGATTTGCGTCTTTGACTGCTTGTATGTGCTTGAACCAACGGCCGTTTGAGGAAAGAGTGCCTGTTTCTTTGAGTTCGTCGAAGATCATGCCTAATTGTTCGCCTAGTTGGCCATAGCCTTTGACTCTATTGCCAATTAGGGAGATGTTGATATTTCGTCGCTCCTGCTCTAGGTGACGAGCAGTTTCTGCCTCTGTGAAGTATTCTTTTACTCCGTTGCGGGTTCTCCAAAGTTTTTCCATATTAAGACCTCTTCCCTAGTAAATACACCGTACCTGTTGAGTTTAAAGTACCTGCTGCGTTTTTAAAGGCTAGCTCGCCGACGATAGATCCTACGAAGCCGAATACTGGCATGTTGTTACCAGCTGTGTTTAAGAACCATCCTTCCATAATTGGCGCTACTGTATTATTTGGCATTGCGTTGTACCTCAAAGAGACTAGGCAATGTTTCGCGGTCCCTGTTCCTGCGGTACTTGATCCATGAATAGCGTTTCCAGACGCCATGACAAACCCGCCCACGTCGAACTTTCCCCATATACTAGTAATTGCTCCGCTTGCTGGCGTCCTAGGCTCTACCGTAGGGTAACTTGATACAGAGCCACCTACTCCTGTCATATAGATTACCCACGATGTGAATTCGGCGGAATATGTAGATAAGTCGAAGAGTATTTCCGCTTGGCCTGCTGCTGCTGTAGAGTCTACCACTTCCCATCCAAGAGTTTTAAAATCGGCTGAATCAACACCGTTTGTCATTAAGAACTGGCCTAGGGCACCAACTCCGTTTTCTACTCGTGGGCCTGTGTCACCTAATCGCACCCGGCCTGTGCCGTCTGGGACTAGTTCTACATCTCCGTTTGTAGTGGTGGTTTTTATTACGTTTGTTTTGATGTCTAGATCCGCGCCGAGTTCTGCATCGTCGCTAGTGTTGACTTTTAGTAGGTTGATGTACGCCGAGTCCGCCGCGTTCTTACCTTGAAACCAGGTGTCATTGGCGGAGATCTGTACTAGGTCTCCGAAAGTCGCTGCACTTGTGACTGATAGGGTACTGGAAAGTGTGGTGGCTCCGGTTACGCCTAGGGTACTGGAAAGGGTAACTGCTCCTGTGACTCCAAGAGTTGCTACGTTTGCGCCTAATTCGATTAAGTCTGAGGTGTTTGCGCGAATGAGGTTAACTGTGCCTGTTCCGGCGAAATCTGTGGCTTGGAACCATCCAGTATTTGTTGCTAGGATAGAGCGGTCATTCAAGACTTTTCCGCGACCTGCTGTGTCACGATCGTGGTCGTGGGAAGAGATGGTAGTGAACGAGTTAGCCATGACAGCATCCCAGTTCTCGGTGTCTCGGTTTGGGTACTGGAAGTTAAGGCCACCCGAGGTGGTTGAGAATCCTGCCATTGTGTGCGCTCCTTAAGTGGCTTACTCTTCTATGTAGTCGGGTTGGTAAGGTGTTATAAAAAACGCCGTTTTTGTGGTTCTACGGCGAAACCTATTCATTCGGTTACACCGATGGTTCGTCAGATCCTACGAGTCGAACGATGAAGTCATCACCAGCGGCACTTGTTACAACTGTGAAGGTTGAAGCCGTGGGAGCTACTTTAACGTAAGGTGCAGCAGCTTGAGACCCAATAGCGGTTACCTGGACGTTGGGAGCCTCGACAAAATTCTTCACAAATGAGAAGATTATTTCAGCGCCTGATCGTCTGGCTAAGAGGTTAGGGGTGTTACTGGAAAGTCCTGTTGCTACAGGTGTGGCTGCGCTAACTACTGCTGAGGCGTCAACGATTGCCATTTCTTCGCGCATTCTGCGCCGTTCTACTCTGATGTGTCTACTTCTTCCAAATGCCATAACTTAAACTCCTTATGTTTAAGGCGGGGGACTTACGTGTACTAATAACTGCCCCTGCTGGTTAATTTGTGTCTTAACTAGTTGCTAGGTTGTGGATTTGTCCCTGGAACGCTGGCTTAATAACGTTCTGAAGGTATCCGCCGTAACGAGCTTCGTATCCGTCGCTGTCAGCCTGACGAAGAAGGACTGTTCCATCATCGTCAAACCAGCCGAAACCTGGTCGGTGCATCATTTCTATGAAGTTGTCGTTCAACAACCAAACGTCATCATCAGCACAGAATCGGCTAATTACCATTGGTATACGTGCAGGTCCAGCCTGTAGATCAACAGCTTTGAAACCGATGCGGCCAACAAGCTCTTTATCCCTAGGAGTGACTTCCATGTACTTTACGTCTTCCAAGAGGTTAGCGATCTTAACATACTGTGTGTAAGAAGTGATACATAGGTTAGGGTATTTACCACACTTCTTATGGATCTGAAGGACAGTGTCGTTTAGGATATCCTGTGAAATTGCGGCTCCACCAGCGTCTTTACGGTAAGATCTCCAGCGTCTTTCAGCTGCTAGGTCGATGCCGTACTTAGTTCCTGTGGCTGTACCAACTGTTCCTTCAAGACCTTCAGGATCATTGTCCTTAGAACCTTGCATGTAAATAACGCTGGTCTCTCCGGCTGAGATTGTCTGAGAACCGCTGATGAGAACGAGGTTAATAACCTTAGTAGAAGGCTCAACACTTGTGATCTCGAAGAGGTCAGTTCCAGAACCGACGTTTACATAGTCGTCTTCTTCTAGGTTAGCTTCCTTCCAAGTAGCGTCACTGATAGTAACAACATAAGGAGAGCCAACAGTACCAGAACCAGAAGCTCCGCTAGTCATTGTACCAAGAGCGGCTGTACCATCACTGAAAAGGATACGTTCCATGTTACGTGCGTAAGATTCAACCGTGTTCTTGATTGATTCCTGAAGCAAGCGAACGAATGCACCTTTGTCGTCTTTAGAAGCCATCATGGACTCACGGTCGATGTTTAGTCGAGCGTAGACTTTCTTAGGTGTTACAGTCATCTGGAGGTAAGACTTGGTGTTAGCAGTTGGTAAAGAACCTGAACCTACAGAACCACCGAAACCTTTAGGCATCGTTGTCTTTAGGTCAGAACCTGTGAAGTTGAAATTCTTCTTTACTCGTGAGAGAAGAACGTTCTCTGAGTTATAGATTTTTTCCGAGAGTTTGCCGTAAACTGTTTTAAATAGTTCACTGACACTGGTTAGATCGTAATCGGCCATGACTTAATTTCTCCTTATGGTTAGTTGAGCAAGTCAAATGGGTTAATGTTTTCGAGGTCTTCGAAAGTTAAAATCTCCTTGGCTGGCTTCTTGGTAGCCTTGGATGAGCCTTTTTTCTTGGGCTTCGTCGCTTTGGAATCACTTTTCACGCGCTCGGCTAGTGCGTCCACGAATGCCTTTTCTGCACGCGCTTTTAGTTCTTCCTGTTTTATCCCAGGATTGTTTTGTTGCAACGATATCAGATAATCCATAGCGGACTTATCCTTTACTAAGTCTGGGTTGATATCCTTAAGTACTTCAACAGCTGCGTCTTGATGTGTGATCATCACATGGTACTGACCAACTGTTTCAGGCGTAAGGTTTTCAACACCAAACTCAATTAACTCCTTCTGAAGCTCTTCGAACCTATCAGCACCAATTTGATGCGTTTCTAGGACAGACTGCACTTGATTTTTCAGCTCGGTTTGTTGAGCGAAAAGTGTCTGCTGTTCCTGTCGACGCTCCTCACGGGTTTTGTAGTGTTCGACTTGCTGTTTCAAAGCGCGTTGCTCACGCTCTTCTGGAGAAAGTTCCAAATGTTCGGCAATCTGCGGAGCCAGTTGCGAAACGTAGTTCTCGACAAATTGGTTCCTATCAAGGCCTGCCAATTCACACACGAGGTCTAACGCTTCCTGAGCTTTTCCCGTAGTTGCTAATTCTTGGAACTGTTTAGCATTGTTATTAAATGTGTCTTGTTGAGCTTGGAACTGTTCGCGCTCAGTGTTTAATTCGGTGAACTTTTTGTCCCAGGCTTCTTTTCCTGCAAAATTGTCTTTTAGGTCTTGCAGGGATACTTCAACTTCTTCCCCGTCAACTGTTATCTTATGAAGATCTTCATCATTAGCATCGCTAGGCTCGTTGTCAACATCGGTCTCACTAGACTCAACCTCATCGGTCTCCTCAGATTCTTCGTTGTCTTCACCCTCTTCTTTGTTAACTTCTTCGACGGCTTCGTCGCTAGCCTCGTCATTTCCTTTTTCATCTTCAGTTGGCTCATCTGAATCTTTAACATCGTCTCCAATCTCTTCAACTGGCTCATCTGGTTGTTCTCCTTGCGTAGCTAACCCTTGCGTCGGATCGACTTCGTGCATCATTGATAATGCTAGGTCTTGTAAGTCATCGCTCATGCCATTTCCTCCTTGGCTTACTCTTCTATGTATCTACTGTTTAATTGTGTTATAATTAACCTACAAAATCATTCGGATTTGGTACTTGTGTTTGTGGGAGGACGATTTCTTGATCAACTCCGGTATCGGGTGGTATCGGTTGCATCGGTGCTTGGTGACTCATGATGACTTCTGAAATGGTCATCGGTAGCTGGAAGAACACAGGGTAATTCTCGAAATCCGCTAAGCGTTGAGCGAATTTAGGATTAATTAATGCTTTTTGGAACATTAAACCTTCAGTCGTATTTAGGTGCTTAGCTAACAAAAGAGCGGGTGAGTTGGTTACAACCTCTGCCTCTCCGGAAAGAATCTCTTGTATTGCTGCGTTGGCTAACGCAGGCTCGGGTGGTAGAGTTGCTTTGACTGTTGGGTTATTGAATTGTTTAACGTGTGCTTCCCAATGCTGAATATGATCTTCAAAGTTCTGTGGTTCGGCAACATCGCTGCCGGACATCATGTCCGCATTCTCGGCTTCTGCTGCGTTGATTGCTGCGGTTGTGAGGTCAAAGAAAGCGTCAGGGCTTGAGAAGTCTAGCATGTCAGCTACTTTTTCTTGTGTGAACATGTTGGGGAAAGCCTGGTTTAGCTGAATAACCGTAGAGATTCTACCCGCTTTTGATTCTGGTAAGGCTGATGTGTTCTGAACACGGATGTCATACGAATGGTTTAAGTCTTCTACGTTGAAGTATTTGAGCAGATACTGGTTGTGCTTACCTACCATCTTAATCATACGTTCGTCAGACTGAGTGTAAAAGTCTGCGGCTGTAAGGGTGATGAAATGAAATACCTCTTGAAGGAAGTCGCGGTGTTTGGCTATGCTGGTTGATTCTCTGCGGGTGGCTTGCTCCTCGAAGAAACCGAAAGCTTTGAAGGCTTCTACGTTAGGGATTCCATCGCCACGACGGGTGCCGGATGAGTTGCTGAGTTTTTCGAAGGTATTTTCGAGTTTGTCGATCATCGCCATGATGTCGCCGCTAACCATGTTAGGGACTGACCATGTTGGAGGGACTCCACCTTTGTATTGTACTACACCGGGTTCATTTGATTTGGATTGGTTAGGATCGATAGAACCGGCTGGAACGAACAACTTAGGGGCTGCAAGGGAGCGGTCACGCAACATGATGGTATACAATGCGTTGATCGCGCTTTGAAGGGCTTTTAGGTCCATGAAAGGTGACATTCCTCTCATTTGACCCGGTACGTCTATTGAGCTTAAACGAATGAGCGGAACTTTGCCGTGAGAATAAGGGAGATCGTCGTTTTGAAGGATGGTATGCTCTGTGAATTTGATGATGCGGCCTTCTGGGAGTTCTTGGGTGGCTGCATGGTAAAGAGTGAGAACTGTTACCTTGTCGCACTTCTCTTCTTTGACGCCGTAGCGGTAAAGGTCTTCGTCTTGTCGACAATTGTCGGTAGGTTTGATCTTGCCTTTAGAGTCTGGGAAATCAATCTCAAGTTGCTCTAAATAAGCGGTTTCTTCAGTGATTACCCAACTGGTTTCTTCGTATCTTCTAGAGGGATGGGGTTCTGGAAAGACTCGGAATGGTAGGAAGGGAGTTAGGCCGACGTCTCCGGTCTTCTTGACTTTGGTAACCTCTACTGTACCGTCTTCAGTTTCAATCTTGACCGTCTTCTGGAGTTTGCGAGCTGATGGGTGAATGTCACCACTCTCGGGATCCCAGTCTACTAATAAGAAAGCCTCTCCACATATGATAGCGTCGCGCTGTAGCTTGCGGCGTACGTCGTCAATGTTGTTCTCGTAGGAGTAGGATTTTAACCAGGATTCAGTTACTTTTGCTTTAGCTTTGTCTTGGAACTCTACCCCGTGGTTGGGTAGGACTGTAACACCTGGTCGGAAAGTGGCTAATCTGGAGACGGCAGCATCTGTGACGTCGCGCATGTGGTTGACTATAAGGTGTCGGAACTTCCTTGTTTTTGCGTAACCCTCTGAATCTCTGTATAATCGGCCTTGACGGTCGATCTCTCTACCTATGGATAAGCCTTGGTAAAGAGCGATGTGTTGTAAACAGAGGTCACGGAAACCTTTATCGTATTCTTTTAAGTCTGTGTGAGCCTGGTTCAAAGCTTCTAGTAATGACTTCTCGTTTGGGTTATCAAGCTTGTGTGTCCACCAAGGTCTAATAGAAGGGGGTTTCTTTGTCTCTTTTTCCATTATTCAAATCCTTTTAAGATGGTTTCTTCTATCTTATCATTAGGGACTTCAAACCCTTCGTCGTGCTCTGGAGCTGCTTCACCGAAAAACTGTGAAATGTCTTGCTGCTGAGCTGGTTGGTATTGAACGGTGTGGGTGGAAAGTGCGTTTGCTCTGGCCTGTATGAAACCAAGAAGACCTAGCACGAATCCTGAGATGGCGAATAATAGCGCTGTTAGTGATAAAGCTATGATCATTAATTACCCTTGTTAAAACCCCCCTTAGGGGTGGAGGCTTTGCTATGTAAGCTGGGTGCCTCCCTTCGGCTTAGCCTGACCCTTACTCTTCTATGTAGAACGTACTTATTGGTGTTACATAAATTCTGAAAGAAAATCGTCGTTGCTTCCATTATCTAAGAGATTGTTGTCGTCCATTGCTCTTAAATCGTCATCTAAAGACACCCATTTTGTCATACCTTCGGAATCAATACCTGAAGATTTCTCCATGGCGTGGTAGCGAATGTGATAGTGAGATACTTGGATCAAGTAGCGGAACGCATCAATTAAGTGATCATCCTTCTTTGGTATCTTACCGTGTTCGTCTTTTACGTAGTTGGTCATCTCCCACATGAGGTTTTCACAGCGTGAAGACCAGGTTACTTTGTTGGCTAGGAGCGCATCTTTAATTGTAGAAAGGCCTTCGTCCTTAGACTTCTGTTTCTTATTCGTAGGGTTGAAAGCGTAACCACGTTCGACCATTTCATTTTTGAACCAAGTGGCGGCTTCATCATAGTAGAATTGCCAGTCGTGTTTTGCTAAGTGAGGAGCTAATTCGGCTAGTTTTTCTCGGATCATGGGTTCGATTACACCTACAGTTTTTTCTCCTTCCTTGGTTAGGTAGAGCTCATCCATGAGGACAAGTCGTTTCGTGTAAGGGTTGACACTTGCAAAGAGTACTGCAAACGCTGAGCCTTTGGAAGCTGAGCCAGGGTCTGCGATGCAATAAAAGTCTTGGGCTTTGCTGGCCATCTGCATGGCGCTTGCATGGCGTACTCGTTCGTCACCTTTGAGCATGGGGAAGATGGATCTTGAGCCACCGACTACGAACTCGGCGCAATACTCTCTGAACCAAACGTCCAATTCGCCCTTCTGTCGATAAGATTCGCGGATGCTGGCTAATTCGTCTAAGTCTTGGTGAGGGTTCATCCAAGTAGGAGCTTGGAAGAAGACGGCGTCTGTGTTCTCTGGATTCTTAGCGTAGTCCATCAACTCAGTGTAGAAACCTTTCGCAGGTGGAGGAGTGGATATGATAACGATTGTAGCTTTTTTGGTAGTCGTTGAGGCTTTGAACGCATCATAAGCGCCTGGTCTGAATTCACGGTATTCATCAAAGATTACGAGGTCAGGAGTGATACCACGGTATTCATCGTAGTTGTCTGAACCGTCGATCTTGATAAAGGAATCGTTTACCCAACTCAAACGCATTTCTGCATTGTTAGGCTTGCCTTTGATGTACTTCTTCCCGTAGTTGACAAAGTCATCGACCTTTTCTAAGTCCAGAGCGGTGGCGGCGTTCATTGTTTGGATGCGGTTCTTAGACCAAACGACTTCCTTGGCCTGCTTCTGCTTAGGACAAAAGTAATACATACCCGAACGTGGGGATAGTAAACCTTTGTACCACGCTACGCCGTTAACTAACTCTGTCTTACCTGTTTGTCGTCCCAGCTGTACGAACACAAGGCGAAACTGACCGGAAAGAATGGCTTTTCCAATGGTTTTCTGTCCTTCTGCTGGGTAGAACTCAGTTGTTTTGAGGTCTTGCATGAAAGGATGGCTTGGGGGTAGCTTGCGGCCTTCGTAAGGAGTCCAGACTTTTTGTAAGTCGTGGAGTACCTGCGCTGTAGCGTTAATCTGGGCTTTGTGTTTGTCGTCCAACTCGCAGTACTCCGTTTTTGTCTAGTTTATAGTTGTGCTTGGCTCCATAAGAGAACACTTGCAAGTAAACCTCTCGCTCTGCCATTGCTGTAGAGAAGCGTCCTGCGTTGTCTTTGTAGCATCGTATGCCCTAGAGACCTAGGTGTCTCTTAATCCTTTAAAGCGCAAGAAGTAGTTGCTGTTATCTTCTTCTAGGCTAAAATCGCTGAGGGTAGAGCGGTCAAGCCTGTTTTCGTCTGCCGTCTGATAAATCTTGTCTAGCATTCCCTGCATGTAGCGGTCTGCGTCGTTCTTGTGCGCTAGGTACTCCTTAGAGTTTTGGATCTGCTGCGCTACGATATATTCTGTTTCTCTAGGTGTCATGTCTGGCTCCTTTGATTGACCTTTCCTTAGTTTTCCTCTGGAGTAATGTCAAAAATACCGAAGTCGTCTACGTCGCCGAGGATCTCCTTAACCTCTTTGGCTGTGTTGATTGGGTTCACACGGGCGATCGCGATATTATCAGTTGCCATGCCGTCATCTAGTTTCAGGATCTTGTCCATGTTGCCTACAATGTCGGATAGTTTCTTGATTTCGTCAATCGTGAGTTCAACGCCGGATTTTTTAACCGCTTCGAGTGAGTTTTTTATGGTGTGTAGGGAGTTATCCATAATGGATTTCATGAGTGGCATTTTGTGTTTGGTGAGTTCTTGGATTTGATCCTTCTCAACCTCATTGCGGATCTCTGCAAAGGGGCGCATCCCGTTACGGGGTTTGTATACCCAGTCACGGACTGTTGGGAATGGCTTGTTTACCATCTCGGAGATGGCTGCTACAGTGTTATATCTTAGGTACAACTCTAGAGCCTGCTTCTGCTCGGCGCAAACGTTGATACCTGGGGTTCCGTCTGTCCATATTGATAATTCGTCCATAAAAAAGGCCCTCCTACTAGGTCTTACTCTTCTATGTAGGAAGGCCATATATGTGTTACATACAACTAGAGCAATCTATAGAACCGGACGATGGAGCCGTGGACGATGCTTTATGCCAGACAAACCCTTTAGCCGAGGTGTCGCCGCGCTCTATGGCGTTTAGGTTATGATTCCTTCCTGGAGGAAACCACTCTTCTAAAGACAGTAAAGACGTGTGGATTGTTGTACCGTTAAAAGAAATGTCTATGGGCTGATTAGTCCCGTTGTGAATATGGGCGTATGCGGCACCTGCAACAGCGTTTTGTTGTATCGGTGTTACAATCTCGAAAGTGTCGGCTGCGGTCGGTGCTCCACTAAGGGCAACTGAAAGAGTGATGGTGTCGGTGGTGACACTGGCTACCTCTCTGCCTTCTCCGTCGTAAGTACCGCTAGACATTATGATCTGATCACCAGCAGAAGCAACATGTCCTGTGGCGTTGATTACCGTGGCGGTAGAGGCTGCTTCCACAGCGTCTTGAACAACCCATGTACCCATCTTGGTGAAGTTGTCGGCGACCGCGACCGCAGGGCTACTTCTATTAGCGTTCCAAATCGGATCTCTTGCATTAAATTCATTAGCCATTTTTTATTCTCCTTTTTTGTTTAGAAATGATCTTCTAAGGTAAGATCGGTAGTATTAATGCTGTCTGATGTACCTAGATATCCAGTGTACACAACCGACGCTTCTCCTGCTGCACCAGATAGCTTAGTAACCTCTAGTACAAGGTCTGTAGCTGGGGGGAACTGTAGGAAAGGTCGTGAGTTCAGGCTTACCCCTGGTGATGGAGATATGAAAACTGTCTCTGTTCTCCATAAGCCGCCGTTTAAGAAGGGGTTAGATATCTTTATCCTTGCGCGTATGTCCCTACCAGTCTCAGCCATAAAGACGGGTTCGGAGACGAATAACCAATAGTTGCCTGGTACTGTGTAGTTACCGTTCTGAGAGGAATTGTCTCCTATTGGCATACATGCTTGTACATCGCCGGACATTGAAAGATCTATCTGTCCAACGTTTGCGCCGTTTGATCCGGCTGTTAAAACTTCAATGCGTGTTACTCTCCAAAACGTTTTCAAGCCAAGCGCTGGGGTTGTACCTGTGAGGGTTACAGTCTCGGTTTGTCTTAGGTAGTTAGTGTCCAAACCGTAAACTTGGATGGTGTGCGCTCCGATGCCAGCGACTGCGTCTGCCGCAGAGGTACTTACTACTGATACAACAGAGGGTACAGAAGGGAATACTTGTATACCGCCGGGTGTCCATACGTGGGTTGGGTCTGTGCCTACTACTGGGTTGTAGCCTGAGCGAAAGAATGGTATAGCTTCTTGCGACTGAAGCTCGTGGATTTCATTGATATATCCTATATCGTGATAAAAACTGTGGGAAGACATTATCTGTGCGTCCTTACATTAGGTGTTACCTCCCGTACACTCTATGTAGGAGTCGTAGTAATGTGTCACTCAAAAAACAAGAAGTCCTTCGATAAATGCTTTAAGATACTCTATTCGCAGGATTATAGAGTCAGTGGGGAATTCTCCAGTGTAAAGGGTGCGTGATAGGTAGACGTTGTAGTAAACTTCTAGGAATGGGGTATAGAGTGGGGATTTTCTTAGGTCTCCGTAATCGATCTCGCACAAGTCTTTGTGCATCTGCGCCAAGCGTTTTATAAAGGCGTCGGATTCGTCGAGCTTTGCTGGGTTGAGCTTCCGGATAGTGCCGCTTGGCTCTAAGTTGGCCGTATCTGGACACCACTTGGCCGTATTCGGGATATTTCGGCCATTTTTGGCTAGATTTTTGACCGAAAACGACGATTCTTTAGCTAAAAATCCAAGTGACTCGGCTTCATTAGCCCAGATGGCTTGTCGTGGATTGTCAATCGCTGATTCGAAGCCTAGGGATTGCGGATAAACACCGCCGTCTGCTGTTGGGTTGAGATCCACACCTAGGAGGAGGAATTCTTTTACCTTAAGCCGTTGAGCTAAGCGGAAAGAGAAGGTGGAGACACCGATATTCCCTTCGTGTAAGGTTTCGGAACCGGGTTCTAGGTAATCAGCAAAGGGGAAAGTAGATAGGCCAGTTGTTAAAGCTACCGGGCCACGCCAGTTCGCTAAGAGTTTGGGGTTTACGCCTGAGCCTGCTAGTAGGATTGTGGACTTTGCAAAGGATTCTGGGACATCACCGCGAGAGGCTACGCTTGGGTTGGGGTCGCAGACAAGACAAAGATCGGGCGACAGGCCGCGATCGGCAAAAGCTTTAATGGCAGAGCCACCAGCGACGACACGAGCATACCCAGTGTTGAGGCAGAATTCCACGAAGTCCCAAGACTCATAGAGCGAGGGGCCTGCGCCGCAGAATAACAACCGTTGTGTTGAGCCAGCAAGTTGATCGAGGAGGGAGCGGAAAGAGCGCCCGTCTGTGGGGGAGAAAGTCTTGTTGGTGAGGTAGTTGGCAAGGAAGGGGGAGACGTTGGCGCTGAGGTGAGAGACGCAGAGTTGAGAGCGGAGGATTGTTTCGAACTTCTTTTTGAGGCGATTGGGTGCATCCAGGGTGAAAGGGCGGGGACTGTACGCAAGTCCTTGAGTGAGAAAGTTGAACTGTTCGGGGTTAAGAGTGAGTGAAGCCAAAGGGGTTTCTACAGAGATTTTGTTGTTCTTTAGTTGGCGTAATTTAATCGGGACTGGTTTAAATTTGATGTGCATGGAAAGAGTCCTCCCTCTTTGATATGCGTTACTTCTTCTTTTTTCTGAGTTTGCGGACTTCTGCTTTGAGGTCTGCGAGTTCTTCTTGCTTGTGGAGCATGTCCCAGTTGTCGCCGAGTGAAGCTTCCATGCGGTTGACGTAGGTTTGGATTTCCTCGGTGAGGCTCATGAGATGAAGTTGGTCTCGGGGTGAAACGTCACACTTCTGGAATACGATATCGTGGAAGGTGCGCAATTCTTCGAGGGCTGAACAAACATAACGGTTGGGCATATTAAACCTATGAATAAGGGTTGATTCCTCCACTCTTTTTATGTACCGGGGGTGATATTTTGTCGCGTCGAGTAGGCAAAAAAGGTCACATATTTGTAGGTAACGGTGTATGTCGATGAGTTTCGGGGAAAGAGTCAAAACGTGTATGGAGTGTAACCTGGAAATAAAGGCGCAAAAATAACTTCTAGGTGCATTTCTAGGTGCGCCTGTGGAATTAGCGGAAAGTGCTCTCCCCTAAGGGGTTGCTCGTTGAAAACCAAAAAATTTAGCTCAGCAACGTATAGATTTACACCACCCCCCTTCAGGGGTTTTTCTAAAATCGCCTTTTTCTAGAGCGCATACTGAGGCTTAGCGACTTGGGATTGTATGGTTGATTCGAAGGCAACATAACATGTGTTATCGGACCATGTATGTTGTTTATTTCTTTTGGGTGTATACCCCTATCAAGGAATGACCCCTAGTAGCGTCGGGGGTGTTCGCATTACAGCGGGGGAGGAATGGTACACGTTGGCTAGAGGCGTTATGCTCGTGGTGGCGCTTAGAACAAGCCGTGGGAGTTAGGTACTACAATGTAGTACTTCAAGGCTGGGGAAGTAGACGATGAGGTTGGAGTCGTGGGAGTAGTTGGACAGAGTATTGATTCCTTCTTGGTGTATCATGTACACAAAAGCGTTGTTTTCTATGCACGACGGTGGGATGAGTCCACAAAATGATGATTATTGTGCCTTTTACCCTGTAATTAGTGACAACTTCATGGTCGTTGACTTGATCGCCGACCAAGTGGGGGCACTTCTCTCACTACGTGCGAGTGGGCACTGTCCTTGGGAAGCTAGGAAAGAGCCTCTAATTGACCCTGACGTAAGCTAACGCCCCAGGTTGTTAACCTGAGGCGATGTGGGGCGATTACTCCTTGTGGTATAGTTTCTTGTGCGCGTCCTCTAACTTCTTACTTCCTCCATTGCGTAGGTTAGTTCGCGCCAGGTGTAACCGATTGGGTCTGTCATCCGGCGAAGGGCACGTCGCAGTTGCACGTAGTCCTCTGGTGTGTCAAGTGTACACCTGAGGTTAGAGTAGTCACCGCCGCAGGGTGTCACGTATGAGACGTTGTGTGAATTCTTAACTAAGTCCCGAGGATAGCCTTGATAGGTGCGGATCATCGGAGTGACGTGCTCCCTTGCTGCGCAAGGTTCATCGATGATGTGGTCATCGGCTTCTACCAACGCGCTAAATGGAAAGAGCTCGAAATCAAAGCCTTTGGGGAATGTTCGCGCCGAGGTGTTGGACAAGTACCTTGAGTTTGTGCGGTGAAACGTAAGGATTGCATCGTCTATCAGCTGAGGGTCAGTGAAAGGACAATCCGCTGTAATGCGAATGATGCAAGATTCTTCGTGAGCACCGAAACGCTTGGCTGCTTGAACGTAGCGTGTTAGTACGTCTTCTTCGGGGCCTCGATGGGAGCAGGTGGCCCAACGAAGGCAGAGGTCAGCGATGGGGTCATCGAGTGGTGAGTCAGTGGTGGCGACAACGACACGGTCAACGTGCTTGCACTGGGCTACTCGTTGGAGTAGGTGCTCCAACACTGTAGTGCCATCAGTTGCTAGTGGATAGAGCACCTTGCCTGGGAGTCGGGTCGACCCCATGCGGGCTTGGATTATTAGTAGGTTCATGCTTCACCTCCTGCTTCGCAGCTTAGTTGTTGAGTCTTAGGGTTTAGGTAGAAAGAGCGGTCCTTCTCTGCTAGGTTATACACCTTGAGGTAAAGCTCCTTCGTGGCTTGAGCGCAGTAGAAGCGGCGGCCAAGTGATTCAGCTGCATGCGGAGTGAGCACGTTGAGTTCGCTGCGTTCCGCGGAGAGAGCTGGCAGTGTTTCCGGGTCGGCTATGGAAAGCCAGGTTATTGCTTGCGCATAGCAGTGACCAAAATCTTCGGCCATTGCTATGATGCGGCGGTGCTTGGTGTCAACTATTGCTTTGGTCATTAGTCTTCTCCTTGGTTGTATTCACTTGGTTTTACTACCCCACCGCACTGGGCTTCTGTGATTCGATTGAGGCCGGCTTCCAGAGCGTCGACGTTACGTTGGTATTCGTCGGCCCTTCGAGTAGCTTTGACTTTGGCTATCTCCTCTGGTGTGAGGGGAAAGAGCGTCTCCCCGTTGGCGGTGGCTGGGTCTACTGCTGTGAAGTCGAGAGGTAAAGCCTTTAAACCTTTTGTTAGCTGACATATAGCGTCGAGTGCATCGTCGTCCTGGAGTTCATCTTGCAACACCATATCGTGTTGTGCTCCTTGGGTTTTGGGTTCTAGGTTGTCAGGTGTTACGTACTTGAAGTTAAGACTTGCGTTGAGTAGCCCAGCTTTGATCTTTTCGTCAGTGACTTTTCTTGATACGTGCTTCCAAATCGGATGGATGAATAGGGTGTAGTCTTTCATGGTGTGGCCTCCTTTGTTTGCCTTTGTACCTTTCATTGTATCAGTTGTCGGAATTATTGTCAAGGACTTTAATATTAATTTTTACATAGCGTTTTCTGATTCCTCTGATAGAGATCCGCTTAGTGGGTAGACCGAGCGACCGCAGGGCTTTACAGAAAGTTGCAAGTGTGTAGGAATTATCCTTTGTTTCTGCTTGGTATTGCCTGAAAAGTGCGCTTGCCTCTGTGTAATGGTCGCCGTGGGTTATGTTGTGCCCCTCGATCCAAGCGCCGATGGGGTTTCTTTTGGTTGCTTTGATAGTGACCTTCTCTACCTTGGTAAGTAAGGCGCACAGTTCGTCGACCTGGGATTGGGTGAACCTGTCCAGTAAAATATCAAGTTCTTCTGTGAGGTCTGGCAGGAATTCTATGTGTTTTTCTAGTCTCTTGGTGTTAGTGCTCATTGATTGCTCCTCCTTAGTGGGTTACCTTCGTTATAGCAGTTATCGGAGTTTCTGTCAAGGGCTTTAGTAAAAAACTTTGCTTGGATTATCGGATTTATCCTTAATGCTTGAGGCTAGGTGAGTTAGCTTCGGAAATTTCTGCGCGGATTCCTAGTGGTTAGTCAGGACAAAACTAAGCTTTTTCGACTAGGTACCCCCCTTTCCTGCCCGGTGTTTAACGAAAACCCAGGTGTTTTTGTTTGCACTCAAGTTTTTACTTTATACTATGAGTATTTTACATCACGTAGACAATAACCACCTGTACACCAGCTCTTTACCGAATATACTATGAGTATTGAGTAAGATTTGAGCCTCAAACTGAGATTTTACTGGGCAGAGAGGGCAGACCGGGCAGCACCTCGTAACCTAGTCACCTTTAGTAGTTTATCCTGCCCAGTGCGTCATTTCTACTGGGCAGCAACCGGACAGCAACCGGGCAGCACCTCGTAACCTAGTCACCTTTAGTAGTTTATCCTGCCCAGTGCGTCATTTCTACTGGGTAGCAACCGGACAGAGCAAGAAGTTTTTGCTAATGTGTTTGACAAAAAAGACGATATTTATTATACTGAAGGAAACCAACAAGGAGGGACACCATGGAACTTACTACAGAACAGATTGAGCAGATCTATAAAGAGGTGGACGAGTGGCGAGCGTACTTAATAGTTACTTACGGCAACAAGGCGTTTAGGAGGGGACAGTATCCCTACTCTATGGATGATACCATTGTTGATTGGGCCACACGAAAAGTACTAAAGGATCAATCATGACACAAGAGCACGTATGGGCCTTATATAAGGGGGTGAAACCCTTCAAAACCGAGGGGTGGTGTGCATACACTCAGATTGACGGTGTACAAGCCTTGTTATATACAGGTGATACGGCCGAGGAATGCGCCAGTGCTTACGATGAATATATCACACTTCTGAAGCCTAAGAAATGGCAGTCAAATCTTAATAAAGTTACTGGCAAACACTGCCCTCTAAAACTTTGGAGCGGGTTGGCGAGACTAGCCTCCCCGAAAGTTATGAGGGTAGCGAGTATATTAGAGGAGCACTTTTTTAACCAACAAGGAGGTAACCAATGAGACTTTTTACCCTATTAACCATAGCCCTTACCCTATTAATAGGTGAAGTTGAGGCTAACAAGAAGTTTTTCCGCATCTATGATCTGATGGAAGTTAAGTATAGTGAGCATACATCCCTTAAACCTTTAGATGGGATTGGAAATATAGCGGCTGTATACAATAGTTGGCACGATGATATTAAGATTCTGAAGCAGGGGTTGTTCCAGTCTGACCGCGACTATCTACAAACAATACTGCACGAGTTAGCACACTGGGCAGGTGGAAGGGAATATCGAGCGCACCGCCACATTGACGATACTTATATTGAGGAAGTGATCGCAGAAAACGTGGCTCTGAAGCTATCCACAAAGCTATTTGGTGGACGTTATGCGGACTCTGTCGAAAATGTACTTCATTATTTGACGAGTCATCCTACTTACCGACCTCTGAACGATCCTGAGTTGGCGCTTATAGACGCTTGCGTAAGAAACACTTATATGTTTTTGATAAAAGATTTAAAAAGGGTTGACGTAAATAACGAGCTTGGGTTAAGATAAAGGTATAAGAAAAAGCCAGAGGAGGCGACCATGGACTACGATTTATTGGACAGAGTGGCTAAGAGGATGAGCGTTAGAATAGAATTCGCTGATACAGGGATAGAGCACTGCCACGGTATTTGTGAGTACTGGGATAGCAAGGTTATCATAGACAGCTCTTTACCAGAAGAGCATAGGGCGCATGTGTTGTTGCATGAATTGGCACACGTCACAGGATCCAAGGAGAGATTGGACAGGGAGACATTGACCTCTTATGGTTCAAACACTCTTTACGCTCTCGTTGAGGAGATGATAGCAGAATCAACCGCTGTGGCCATACTAAAGAGTTTCGGACTCAACCCACGTATGCGGCTAATGGATCGCTTAGGCGCTGAGTGTGATGCTCAGGGGATAGAGTGGGAGCACGACATAGAACCAGAGGTAGAGAGAATAATTGATTACTTAAGTAAACATTTCAAGGAGGTATACGAATGCCAGTAAAACAATATTGGGTTCATTTAGACGGGTTCAAGGTTTGTTACCCTACAATGGAGCAGGCTGAGGAGTGTGCCGCATCAATAGCTCAGTCTAGATCAGAGGGTCAGGGGAAAGAGCGGTGGTGCGAGGAGTACGACAACATAGAAATTGAGGTGGAAGAATGACGCAGATAGAATTTATCCATGATTGGGGTAGCCATAACTTGACACTCCCCGAACCGAAGGGAGATGATCCTTTGTTTACTGTAGTAGAAGCTGATTATGTAGAGGAGTTTTGTGAAGAAACTGGAGAGGTATACCTCAGGCCCCAAGTCACGTTAGAGAGGATTAAAGAATGAAAATACTAAAGTTCGTAGCAGACCCGGCCGATATTATAGAGGCAAGGCAAGTAACGCGGATCACTGAAGAGGATCCACCAGAGGTGACACTGTTAGAGCCGATGGATGAAACAAACTGGGATAGGTATTACTTCCAATCAAGTCAAGAGATTATTAACTTTTATCGTGGAGAAACACAATGAGCTACATATTCACAAAGAATCTAGACGACTTACAGGACGCACTAGAGAGATGTCAAGAGACGGCAAGGGCTTTTCCAGAGAGTGGGACTAGTCATGAAGACATAGCCCGCTTCGATACCAAGGAAGAGGCTGAGGCACTTTGTGTCATGGTAGATAAGGTATATGCCGGAGAAGAAAACATCGTTATAGCTTATAGGTGCATCGCTGACTTGTATTTCGTAGAGATCAGGTACACTCTTTCCCCGGATGAACTTGAGGAGGCTTTTAGTGCCCTTGAAGATTATTACAAAGACGTTCGGCCTGAAGATATACCACCAATGGACCCGAATAACCCCGCTGATAGAGAATTGATGGACATTGCTCAGGACATGATGAAAGAACTAAGACGCTTAGAGGCTGAAGACGAAGAGGAGGAAGAAAAAGATGTTGACTAGCATTATGGCTAGCCTGGGTGCTGCAATCGGTGGCCAGGTGATTAAATACATGAAGGAGCATAGGAAAGAGCAGCAACTTGAGATTATGCAGGGAGAAATCCTAGAGGGCTGGGTCTACAAGATTCAGATCGCAGTAAGGGACGAGCACCGGAAAGGTGGGGTACCCTTGGAGACACACAAAAAGGTGATGGATAAAATCGCGGAGGTGGTTCGTGAAGAATTTGACACGACGAAAATCTAATCTTGAACAAGCTTGTGACAACATGGAAACTATTCTTAACTTTGCTGATGCTGTAAAGGAGGCTAATAAGAAGCCCTACAACCCACGAAAAGAGGCGATGGAGGAATATCACAAGATGTCAGGTAGGATACCACTTGTCTGCCTAGGTATGACGATTTTAATACTACTTCTTTCTAGTTGTGCCGTGAGGCCAGCTTACATTGAGGTTGAGTGGGTTGAGGACGAAGTGTTATACGAGGTGCCGCCTTATGGAGATAATTAATGGAGACTTAGTACTACGTATGCGCAAGGAAGATGTGTATTACCTTGTTACTAAGCTGAGATCAGAGACGGAGTTTAATAATCTACCTGTAAAAAATATGAGTCCGAGGGAATTGCTACAGAGGAGTTTAGGTAGAGAAATAATCGAAGACGAAAACGATTATTTTTTTATTGGTAAAGTCCTTGACGATAATTCCGATACCTAGTATAATCAAGTCAGGAAGGAAGACAAGGCTCGACTTGTTCGGGCCAAGGAAAGAGGCCAACTAGAGGAGGTCGTACGATGACAACGGTTTTATGTTTCTTAGGTGTAATCGTTATGTACTTTATCGGGAAGTGGGTAGACGACAATGAAGATGTTGCGATGCCCTTCATCAGGAGTATGATTACTGTACCTTTCGTGGTAACCTTGTGGTTGCTCTCCATGGGAACATCCGCAGCAGCCTTATACGGGTTTTATCTTATAATAGTGAGGATCTTCTAATGAGTATCAAGAGGCTTCAAGAACTAGCCGTTGCTACGTGGTTCATAGGCTCTGTCCTGGCACTAGCAGGATATGCGATGTATCAATCAATACAGGGGGTTTTGTGATGAATAAACCAGACGCAATAAGTTTAAGGTTGGCTGATATGCAGAATTTCAGAGATTAAAGGAGAAATATGATGTGTAGAGATTATTATCCAGAATATTATGATGAAGCTAACGAGATGTATCTACGTTGGTATGAGGATGATAGATACCACGACATTATGAAAAAGGTAGACGAAGCAAAATTTTTACTAAAGGACTTGACAGGTTTGGTCGATAATGTTAGTATAAGAGAAATAACAGAGACCTTAGAGGAGGCCGAGAATGTCTAACTACCGCAAGCTACTACTAGAGGCACAGAGAAGAGCTGACAACAGAAAAGAGGTTCGAGAGTCAAAACCTCTCTACTGCTACAAGAAAGAAGAATTGAGTCCCGCTACTGACATGGTGGAATGTATCCTATGGGGGTTGGCGATGGTAGCCGCCCCCGTACTTTTCGCAGTCGCAACGCTAACATTCGGGGCGTAGTCATGAGGATCACACCAGTTATACCCGTCTATACCCACTTATACAAGACTAAGAAACAGAAGACGAAAACAAGTGGTAAGGACATAAAGAAGAAAGACGGATTTAAGGAGGTACTTAGTGGCATACGACGACTTGACAGACGAGCTTAAAGAGAAACTACTCAGTGAGTTAGACGTTTCCTCTCAAGGCGGCGACGAAAAGCTCTTGATTATCGAAGAGCAAAACGCCTTTGTAGAGAAGTTCGTAAGACAGAAAAAAATTAATGTAAGGTTCGATGGCTCGATTGATTGGAAGGAGAACCCTAGTATTAGCCGTGACGTGTTCATCACCAAGATCCAACAAGAGTACAGGGTCTTTGCGGCTAAGTTCAAGATAGCCAGTCCTAACCGTCTTAGTCGGGCAGATTTGCAGAACCAATTGAAGGAGTTGCTTTATGATAACAAGGCCGAAAAACTACACCGACTTGAGAACATGGTACGTTATCGGCCAGAGGCTTGTAAAAAGGAGATGGACAGGTTCATTGAGGCGCTCTTTCCACAAGCGACTAAGGATAAACGTAGGTTTGCTAAGAAGGTATTCGAGTGTTTCTTGTGGCAAGTCAAGAGGAAGATTGCGGGGTTGCCAGTTGAACACCACATAATGCCCGTTCTTTACAGTAAAACACACGGTACTGGAAAGAGTGTGTCCGTGGAGAACCTCGTTGCACCTTTAAAAGAATTTGTTTTGCACCTACAACTAGACGTATTCAGAGACACTTTCTTTCGCAAGGCTTTCAGTGAACACTTTGTGGTTATCTTCGATGAGTTACAAGGTGCAGGACGTACCGATATTGAGAGTATGAAGAACGTCATTACAGCTAATACTCTAAGTGCTAGGGGCATGAGGACACAAGACATTGACACGATCCCCCAAAACTGTACTTTCATTGGTACGACTAACCGACCACTAGCGGATCTTATTTTTGATAACACGGGAATGAGACGTTTCGTTGAGCTGGAGCTTGAAGCAAAAGCAGACTTAGAAGTGATCACAGGTGAGAAGTGGTTAGCTGGTAAGAGGATTAAGGTAAAGAATCCGATCGACTTCTTAAAGGTTTGGCAAAGTGTCGAAGAGTTGCAGTTGAATCCGATCTTAGAGATTCAAGAAGAGTTGAGCGAGCACCAAGAATCGTTGCGTACTGCAACCACACTTGAACAGTGGGTCGATGAATTTGAGGTAGAGCCGGGGGATATACCTAATGAGCTGAATGTGATGTTCGCCCATTACAGGGAATGGATGGAGTTACAGCGCAAACAACCTGGTATGAGTGCCAAGTTTGCTAAGGATCTCAAGGGGTTGGGATTCGGTGATGCGGTGAGAAAGACCATCGGCGGTAAACGTGCAAGATGGATAAATTTAGACCGTGATATTGCAGGATTAAAAACTTAAGGGGTAAGACATGGAGGAGTATCTTGAAGCGTTGTTCGACGCTGAAGAATTCGTTTGCTCAGCGGACAATCCGTTTGAGACCAAAGTAACTAAACTAGAAGGAGTTAGTAGGGATGATGCCTACATTACACTTAATCCTCTACGGGGGGAGTCATCTAGAGCCGATAAGAACACCGATAAGTTTCGGAATTTTCTTGTTGAGTTCGATGATCTTATTCTTGATAAGCAGTTATTACACGTCGAAGAAATAGGGATGCCTTTCACTACCTGCGTCTTTTCCGGAAATAAATCGTTTCATTTTGTGATTTCGTTGCAGGATCCATTGCAGGATAGGAAAGAGTATGATCGCCTGGTACGTTGGCTCTATGCTGCTGTGCCGGATGCTGACCCTTCTTGTAAGAATCCGTCACGGTTTACTAGACTCGGTGGTGGAACACACAAGAATGGCACCAAGCAGGACATTGAGCAGCTTAGGGGTAGGGTCAGCCAAGAAGAACTCGTTGCGTGGCTGAGCAGCCGCTGTGAGCAGCCTGCGTGCGTTTCTCGGAGCGCTAAGCAGTTGGCGGATGATGAGTTCTTTGCTATTCAGAAGACAGGATATCGAGCTAAGCTACACAAGGCCACAATTGGTTTTTGTAAGACCGGAGGACGGAAAGGATTTCGTCATAAGAATGTTTTCATCGCTGCGTGTAACATGAGGGATTGTTATTACACGATAGACGAAGCTAAGTTTTTGTTACTCAATAAGCTGGCGAAGATATATGCCGAGCAGGGTAGGAGTGATGAAGACTTGGAGTTGAAGGAAAGAGCGATTGAAGATGCGTATCAACAGGTCCCCAGGGTCCAGACGAGGAGTTGAAGAATGAAGATTAGGGTTATTATCACAGGGAAATCAGCACCAGAGGCTGAAGCGGTCATCGAACACGCACTTTCCGAGTTAGGGGACGTGGATGTTAAGTTCATGACTGATAGCGGTATGCGAGTAATTATTGCATACGAAGAAAAAAAAGCTGCTAAAGTGTTGACAAAAAAGGCCGATAATTGTAACATTGGGGAAAGAGCCAAGGAGGCCAGCTATGACAGTAAAGACACTCCCCATAACAAGAGAAGAAGCAAGGGTATTAGCAAGAATAAGGACAGTGCCAAGCCTACAGGAAGAAAGGGCAATGGCGGGAGCGGTAAGGCAGTTGGTGCCTAGGTTGTCGTCACACGAAGTTGAGGAAGTAGTTGAATATTATCTAACCAAACAGGAGGTTTAAGATGGAAAACCAAGAAGAACAAGAGGTGCAGCCAGTGTTAATGGATGTGGTGAGCGACGCAAGAATGCAGCTAGACAAGATAGCCCAGGTGTTAATTAAGATCGCGGAGGGTATGACAGCTGAGGAGAAGATGGAAGTACAGGAAGAATTTGAGAGTATTGCTTATTCGGCTATGCTGATCTCGATGGATGCGAAGCTCGAAATGGATTTAAATCTTGAAGAAGAGGAGGAGTAATGCACGAACTCTTTAAGAAGTACGGCTTGAAACATCTTTCGATTAGTCAGGTCAAGACTATAAAGAGATCACCATTTGCATGGATTTGTGAGAAAGTCCTTGATCGTCGTAGCCCTCCTAGTGAGGCTACGACTTTCGGAAGCTTTGTACACGAGAACTTCGAATGGTGGTTAGCCGATAAGATCGAGAAACCAGAGGTGATATACATCTCAGAAGAGGCAAAAGAGTTCTGGGTTGTTGCTTGGAATGCTAAGTTGTTGAAATTCTGGGGGGAGTATCGAAGGCTGTATCCTTTTTGGCCGTGTGAAGACGGTATCGAAAAGAAGTTCTCTCTTTCCTTGGATGACCAGTTGCCGCCCTTCATCGGGATGATTGACGTTGTGAGTCAGAACGAGACTCATGTGTTGATTCAAGACCATAAGACGGTAGGGAATAAATCCTATGCACCTAAGACAAGTGCGGATTTGGCTGCGGATCCTCAATTGAACCTGTATGCCTGGGCTATGAGAGGTGAACAAGAGTTACTCCCTGTGGTGCAACACAACCAACTCTTTAAAAAGATTAAACGTAAGCCTGTGAACATACTCACAGCTGAGTTGACTTGGGAGAGTGTGGAGAGTGTGGTTGAGCAGGTGCGACAAGATGCCTTGCAAGCTATCACGATCCTTGAGGAGTATGATAGGATGGGCATAGAGAAATTCGCTCATTTTTATTCCGAAGGGTACGAGCAAACTCGTTGGGACTTTGGGGGTTGCCCTCACTGGAACTTTTTTAAGGAATGCCAAAAGAAATATCTTGACAATAAAAGGAAAGTGTCCTACAATAAGGGCAACAAAGGAGAAGACACGATGCCGGAAGATTTGCACGCCTTGGTTGGCAAAGCAAGAGAGCACTTTACAGCTGAAGGGTTGATCAAGTTTGACCTGGCTGATGCTGTAGTCGACGCAGTAATGCAAAACCTAGTGAGTAAGAAAGTCAAGGCGATCTTTGTTAGAGATGGCGAAGGTGGTGACCTTATTTACAACCAGCTACTTAATCGGATAGCTGAGAACGGGATTCATATTTTTAAGAAGGTGATATGATGGAGTATACAAGATTATACGTTACAGGTAACCAACACATGGCTAGGTTAAAACAAGAGGAGATCGGACTTCGTTATTCTCAACACGTTGACTTTCTAGGTATTGATCGGTTACAATCCGCATTAGATCTAAGAAAAACTTACGACAGTGTAATTATAGAGGGTGTTGGTATTGAACAACTTGACGAACTATCTCTAGAAATTATCAGGAGTTTGCTAAAGTAGTTGACAAGAATAACCGATAACATTAACATAAGGCTAACCAAGGGAGGAAAGCCATGACAGAACAAAAGAGAAAATTCGTAAATTATTCACCAGTAGGAACCTTGAAGTACCCACGGTTGAACAAGCCGGATGAATTCAGGGGAAAGAGCTCGTTTAAGACCATCCTAGTGTTGGACCCTAAAGACGAAGCCGTGATTGAGTTCATGGAGAAACTAGACACACACGTCTTTGACCGCTTGAACGAAGGTGATTACCGCCCAGTCAAGGAAGTTGATGGGATGTTAGAGTTAACGGTGAAGCGTAACTCTGATTTCGGTCCACCTCTGTTCTTTGAGCCAACAGGTCCTAAGAGTAGTGAGAAGTTAGACCGCGCACCTGGTTTGATCTGGGGCGGCACTGAGGCAAGTGTTTCTTTCACATGCTATCACTATGAAGGCGGCGTAAGTTTTGCCCTCGCTGGTGTTACCATTCACAAGCTGGTAGAGCCTGAGAACAAGCATGGCGACAAAAAGCCGGCGGCTGCTGGTAAGAAGAGTGCGAAGGATATTTTCGAAAACTAATCAACGGAACCCCTCATAGTCTGGGGGGTTCTTTTTAGGAGGAATGATGTTTAAATCAATTGATGCTTTACGAGATCTGACACAGGATTTTTGCCATCTAGTTCGACAAAGAGCAGGCGGTGTATCTAATGAGGAGTGGGATATATACCTAAAAATCAGTGCAGAATTATGTTTGTTAGAGCGGAAGATAATGAACCTGGATTTTTCTCAAGATCAAGAACAAATAAAAACGATGATCGTGGCGTTTAATCGGTTCCAGGAAACAACAGCAGGAGGCACCAAGTGAAGGATACTAATAAACAACAGTTAATAGATATGCTGCTGGCGACACACCAGTTTCTAGAAGGTGAGAACGTTGAGGCGGCCTTGAAGTCACCTAATGAATTAGCTACGGCTAAGGGTGTTATAGCCAGATTAGTTTTGATTGTTTCAAATGCACAAGAAACCACAGAGGAGCAAAAATGAATATTGTACCAATAAGACAGACCGAGAATTTACGAGGTATCACAGAATTTTCGAAGGGGATGGTTGTTTACTGCGGACCACGTGCTACTTACTTAGTCATATCTAAAGAGGTATACGATCTCAATGGAACTAAAGTCGTTGATGTCTGGGACTTGGACGACAATAAAATCCTGCCGAGAAATATAAAACTAATGGGTCACATGGTCACACAATTTTACGGAGAGGTATAATGAGAATTTTTACGCTAGAAATGGAAGACATATTCGAAGCTGCTAACCTAACTGATTGCGACGTGTTGCGTACTGTGGTTCTGCCGGACAAGCACTTTCCACATCACTGTAAGAAGACCCATGAGGCTACGGTACAATTCCTTGAGGATTACCAACCTCACGCTTTGATCTCCTTGGGGGACTGGTGGGAAATGGGACCTGTGAGTCATTGGCAGGGAAATATTAACTTCGAGTTGCTACGGACAGAGCTTGAGGGCGGTGTTGATCTCCTTGATGAGATGGTGGAGGCCTGTGGTGATAGCTTGGCTTATAAGTCTGTGTTGCTGGGTAACCATGAGCTGTGGTACAAAAAGTTGATCTCAAAGCAGGCTCCAGGGCTGCGGAAGTTCTTGAAGGAATCTGGAATGGATATGCACTTCTCTAACGTGTCCGGCCTAGGGGATAAGGGGTACGAAGTCTTTGGCTACAACGAAGCTTTGGAGATCGGTGAGAACCTACACACACATGGAGTGTATATCAATGATGCTCATGCTAAGAAGCATGTGTCGGTCATGGGACAGAATGTGCTCTACGGTCACACCGAAACCCAACAGCTTTATAGCATGGTTAATGCACGGGGTGTTACCCAGGGGATAAGCCTTGGTACACAGCGTGACGAGAAGCAGTGCGAGTTCTTGATTAACCGCCCTACTAATTGGGTTACTGGGTTTGGTATCGTGGAATATCGTATCGACGGTGTGAGTACAATTTACGCACCCAAGATTACAGATGGAGTATTTAGCTTTGGGGGTAAACTTTATGGATAAAGACCACGCTAGGAAGGTTCTTGCCGAGATTTACCAGCAATTTGCCAGGTTGGAGAAAATGTCGCGGGAGATGGATGAAGTGTCTTACTACGTGAGACGCACTATCCTTGATCTTGAGGTGGCCTTAACGGAGGTGAAGGAAGATGACTAATACTTACGTGTTGGACT